CTGCGCGCGACGGCGAGTTCATGGTGCGGGTGATCACCGGCGCGCAAGCGGGCCCATGGGGCTTTTCGCTGCAGGTCATCGACCCGCAGCGCTGCCCGGTGGATTTTGACGAGGGACGCCGGCGCGACGGCTCCTTCGTGCGCCACGGCATCGAGTTCAACGAATTCGGGCGCCCGCTCGCCTATTACTTTTCATCGACCGGCGCGCGCGACGCGGAGTATCTGTTCGGCGGGCGCAGCTTCGTGCGCGTGCCGGCCGACGAGATCCTGCATGGCTTCCTGCCCGAGATGATCGGGCAGAAGCGCGGCATCCCATGGATGGCGACGGCGCTCTGGCGGATGCGGATGCTCGACGGGTTCGAGAAGGCCGCGCTGGTGAATGCGCGCGCCAGCGCCGCGAAGATGGGCTTCTTCGAGTGGGACAAGGACATGGCGCCCGCTGAGGACCCGAACGCGGACCCTGCGGACCGCGAGCCCTACTCGATCGATGCCGAGGCTGGCACCTATCACGAGCTCCCGCCCGGGCTGAGCTACAAGGCCGCGGATCCGCAATATCCGGCCGGTGAGCTTGCGGTGTTCGGCAAGGCGATGCTGCGCGGAATCGCAAGCGGCCTGGGGGTCGCCTACAACGGGCTCGCAAACGATCTCGAGGGCGTCAACTTCTCGAGCATCCGGCAGGGCGCGCTCGATGAGCGCGAGCACTGGAAGGACCTGCAGGAGTGGCTGACCGAATGCCTGCACCAGCGGGTGTTCGATCGATGGCTGCGCTATTCGCTGCTGTCCGGGCAGATCGTCACCGAGCAGGGCGCGGCGCTGCCGGCGCGCAGCCTCGAGAAGTTCGCGCGCATCTCTTGGCAGCCGCGCCGCTGGGCCTGGATCGACCCGCGCGCCGAGGTCGATGCCGCGATCAAATCCAAGAACAGCCTGCTGATCCCGCCGGGCCAGATCATCCGCGATCAGGGCCGCGATCCGGAGAGCACCTGGAAGGAATACGGCCGCGATATCGCAGCGATGCGCGCTGCCGGCATGCCCGATCTTTTCATCATGACGTCGCTGGGGCTTGAGCCTGCGCCTGCCGACCCCGCTGAAAACCCAAGCCAAAGCGAACAGCCCGACCCATTCGAAGGAGACCCTGATGCACCGCAACCTTGAGACCGACGCGCCTGCGCTTGCAGCCTCGCCTGCCACCAGCGCCGAGGCCATCCGCGCCGAGGGCGGCAAGGACCGCGAGGCGTGCATGCGGCCGGCGCAGGACCAGACGCGCGGGGTGATGATCGTCGGCGCTCGCTTCCAGCGATCGGCGACCCTCGCGCAGATCACGGCGCGCCGCGCGACCGAGCCGCTGGTGCGCCACGGCGAGGTGCGCTCGATCGACCAGGTGGCGCGCACCGTCGAGCTGGCGTTCTCGTCCGAGACGCCTGTCGATCGGTGGTTCGGCGATGAGGTGCTGGTGCATGATGCCGGTGCGATGCGCACGGATCGGCTCGATGGCGGCGCGCCTCTGCTGGTCGACCACGACCATCGAAATCAGGTCGGCGTGATCGAGAGCGCGCGGATCGATGGGGACCGGATCGGGCGCGCGTTGGTGCGTTTCGGTCGATCGGCGCGCGCGGAGGAGATCTTCGCGGACGTGGTCGACGGGATCCGCAAGCACGTCTCGGTCGGCTATTCGATCGACAAGATCGAGATCACGCCGCGCAATGGCATGTCCGACCTGGTGCGCGTGACCGAGTGGACCCCTTACGAGATCAGCATCGTGAGCGTGCCTGCCGACGCCTCGGTCGGCGTGGGGCGCGCCGCACCGGCGCCGGGAAATCCGCCAGAGGATCGCGACCCGGCGGTCGGCGAGGATGAGGCAACAGCCAACCCCGGCGCCGCGCGCGCTGCCAACGAGGACCACACCATGAACAGCAAGATCCTGCGCGACGCCGAGGGCAACCTCGTCCGGGCCAAGGTGGATGAGAACGGCAAGATCATCGAGATCCTCGAAGTGCTCGAGCGAGCCGGCGCGGACATGGCGCACGCGCGCGGCGAGGGCGAGAGCCGCAGCCAGCAGCGCGTCGCCGCGATCATGACGCTCGGCCGCGAATATGACGCGCTCGACCTTGCGGCGCAGTTCATCGAAAACGGCAAGAGCCCGGAGGACTTCCAGCGGGCCCTGCTGGCGCACGTCAACCAGCGCGGCGGCAACCGTCCGCTCGCGGCCGGCGACGCCGCGGGCGGCGCGACCACGGGCGATGCGGACGGCTTTCGGTTCTTGCGGCTGTTTCAGGCCGCCTTCAACCCGACCGACGCGCGGGCCCAGCGGCACGCCGCGCTCGAGCTCGATCTCGTTTCGGCCGCGACCGAGCGGGCGCGGCTGTCGGGGCGTTCGGCCAAGGGCTTGCTGATCCCGCCCGAGGTGCTGATGCGCGCCCTCAACACCGACACCGCCGGCGGCGCTGCCGGCGACACCGGCGGGTTCTCGATCGCGACCGAGCTGCTGTCGGAATCCTTTGTCGAGATGCTGCGCAATCGCACCATTGCGATGCAGCTGGGCACGCCGCTGGGCGGGCTTGTCGGGAACGTCGATATCCCGCGGCAGACCGGCGGGGCCACGGCCTATTGGCTGGATGAGGACGCTGACTCCACCGAATCCGCGCTGGACATGGATCAGGTCAGCATGGCGCCGAAGACCATTTCGGCTCATGGCACGATCACGCGCAAGCTGCTGCAGCAGTCCTCGATCGACATCGAGGGGCTGGTGCGCCGCGACCTCGCGAGCACGCTCGCGATCGGCATCGATCGCGGGTTCTTCTATGGCTCCGGTTCCGCAAACCAGCCGCTTGGCCTGCGCAACCTGTCCGGGCTCGCCACCATCGATTTCGGCGGGGCCGGCTCGGGCGGTGGCGTGCTGCTGCCGACCTTCGCCGAGGTGGTTGCGATGGAGACGGAGATCTCCGCGTCGAACGCGGACGTCAACAGCATGGCTTACGTCGCCGATGCGCGCATGCGCGGCCATTGGAAAACCACCGAGAAGTTCGCGGGCGCGAGCGGCTCGACCGTCTGGGAGCAGGGGAACACCGTGAACGGCTACCGGACCGAGATCACCAACCAGATCGCGTCTGGCGAGACGTTCTTCGGCAACTTCGCGGATGCGCTGATAGGCATGTGGGGCGGGCTCGACATTCTGGTCGATCCCTACAGCCTCAGCCAGAAGGGCCGCCTGCGCATCACCATGTTCCAAGACGTCGACTTCGTTTTCCGCCGCGCAGAGAGCTTCTGCCGCGGCATCGACCTGACCTGATCCGGCGGGGCCGCCGCGCGCGGCCCTTCCTCCCTGATCCAATGAGGCGAGACCATGAACAAAGAAGCGGCCCTGCGCCGGCGCGATCCGATCGAGGTCGAGATCACCAGAACCACCACCATCGGCGGCGAGGGCTTCGGGGTCGGCTCGATCGTCTCTCTCAAGCCTGCTCTGGCGAAGGACTTGCTGCGCCGGGAGCGCGCGGTGCTGGCGCCCGAGACGGCCGAGAAGCCTGCGAAGCTGACCGCGGCGGAGAAGAAGGCCGCCGCTGCGGCGAAGGGGTGATCCATGCCTGCGCTCGCCTGGGAGGACCTGTCGCAGTTCCTGCGCCCCGACGAGTTCGGGGCGCAGATTTCCGTTGCGCGGGCTTCGGGCGGCACGGCGTCCTTCGCGGCGATCTTTGACGATCCGTTCCTCGACGCGCAGCTGGGCGAATATGTGCTGGAAACATCAGAGCCGCGCCTGATCGGTCGCGCGGCTGACATGGTCGGCATCGCGCGCGGCGACGTGGCGACGATCGACGGGCGCGCCTATGATGTGATGACGGCGCCGCAGGGCGATGGGTCTGGCATGGCGACGCTCAGGCTCGCATCTGCAGATGGGCGCGCGTGATGCTGGGCGGGCTTTCAATCAACATCGACTTCGAGGGCATGCAGGCGCTGGCAGCCGAGCTTGGCGCGACCGAGCTGCAGGTGAAAAAGGCCGCGGGGCGCGCCCTCGCCAGAACCGCGGCGACGATCCGCAAGCGCGCGTCCAAGGAGCTGCGAGTGGCTCTGGGGCTGCGCAACGCAAAGGCGCTGCGGCGACGCCTCAAGGGGACCAGCTTGCGTCGCGGCGGCTCGCGCGCCGAGCTCGGGGTTTGGTTCGGCGCGAACGACCTGCCGATATCCGCATTCAAGGGTCGCCCTACCGCATCGCCTGTCGGCGCGCAGTTCCGCGGCGTGAGCTTTTCGGGCGGGTTCATCGCGAAGAAAAACCACGGGACGGATGTCGGCAAGCGGACGATTTTCCGGCGCAAGACCGCGGCCGAACTGCCGATTGCCGAGCAGAAGCTGCCGGTGTCGGACCAGATGCTCGCCTATGTCGAGGACGAGGTTTTCCCAGATATCGGGGCGATCTTCATGACGCATTTCCGCGCCGATCTGCGCGCGCGGGCAACCTTGGGGATCTAGTGATGGCATTTTCGGCGACGCATGACTTCGGCGGCACCTACCGCGGCGAGACGCGGATCCTGACCGTCAAGGCGAACGGCGGCACGGTCGACGTTCAGGTCGAGCACGACGCCGGCGTCTGGATCAGCTCCGAAGTGATCGCGATCGATTTTGTTGGCGAGCTCTTTTTCGGCTATGCCAAGGTCCGCTTGGTTCCGGCCGGCGGCGCAACCTTCAAGGTCCGCTGATCATGGCGCTGACCCGCTCGATCCTTCGCTCCGGAATCGCGGCCAGCGCCACGGGCCTGTTGCGCGCGGGCATGTTCAGGCTGGACGCGGATGCTGTGACGCGCGCGCTCCCTGACCTGATCGCCTTCACGGCGGTCGGCGGCGCGGCGACGGATCCTGTCGCGGGCGCGAACGTGTTGCTGAACGACGCGCCCGCGACGAGCGCGGTGACCGAGGTCGGCGGCGTAGCGATCGCTGGAGGCGGATCCGCCACGGCCGCGGGATCCGCCGGTGGATCCTTCGAGGTCTGGTCGGACGGCGCATGCGTGTTCTCTCCCGGCGCTGACTTTGCGGCCCTGCCGCTCGCGCGCACCGCATCGAGCCGAGTGCTCTATCGGACTGATATCGGCGGCGCGGCGTATCTTTCGGCGCTGGTGACCGGGTCGCTCCAATTGGCCTATGAGCTGGCTGTCGAGAATGGTGGCGCCTTCGGCTCTACGGCAGGTCTGCTGTCGCCTGGGCTTGAGGTCGAGCTGACCGGGCTCTCGC